CTTCAATAACCATTCATGCATCCCCATCAGGCCAAGACCAATGCGACTGTTCTGCTGTCGTACCTTCTCAACCTTTTCATATGGTAGATGCGCTCTAATTAATCCGCAAACAAGAAACTTGGATGCCAGATTAACCACATCTTTAAACTCTTCAACACTCTCTATGTTGGCAAGATTAACTGAACCCAAGTTACATACATCTGAGTCATCTTCTGATGTGATCTCAGTACAGGCATTACGCAAGGTTTCATTCTGCTTCTCACCAAAGTTAAAAGAAAATCCCGGCTCACCCGTCATCATAGCTTGCCGACAATTCTGCATAAACACTTCTGAAGCACCATTCTTTAGCCATGCATCATCATAATTAAGACTGACATTCATCATGTCTAGTGGTGCAGGATAATTAAAATTAAACTTCTTCATGTCTGCAACGCTGTACTCTTGTTGCTTTCCTAACCTCATATCATGCCAGTTCTTAGCAGTTAAGAGATTGCTTGCATCCTCATGCGCCCAATTAAGGGAGCCATACAGGGCAGACCTCCGACTACCGCCCTGCATGACATTCCTGCCGACCTCATTTAAGGTGAACAGGAGAGGGATGGGGCCAGAGGCTACCCCACCTGTGCGCCTTAACTGCCTTCCTGATGGTCTACAGATACTTACATCTACACCAATACCACCGCCAGTCATTAGACATGACATGGCTCTTTGGGTGACACCTGCCCACTCTTCACGACTGTCATCCTCTAACCTTAATAGATAGCAGTTGTTAAAGAACCTTGCATCACGCCCTGCATACCAGAGGTATCTTCCACCGGGCATGAATTTAAATTCAGAGATGAACCGCGCTAACTGATCGCGGTCATCCTTTCCCATTAAGTTATTTTTCTGACCATCCATATCACCACAGACGTAGTTGACTACAGTGTTAGCACGATCTTCCCATGTTTCATAGGGATTAGATGCATACTTCTGCTTGAATATGTTTTGTCCTAACTCAGTCTTGAACTGCATTGCTGTACTCTTCTCTCCATTGTTCAATTTCTTTCCCCTCTCTTTTTGCCATGAGCGCATCAAATCCATCTGGTGTAGCCCACTCAGCAGGTTTCTTATTCCTATCAAATGCATTAGGATGGTAGAGATAACGCCCAACTCCCCACTGTACCGCAGACCTCTTGAGTGAGTCAGATAAACCGCCCTTTGCGCCTTCAATATTACTATCGTCTGCTCCATCGGCCTTTGTTATCCAATTGCCCCCTATGTTACAGCTTAGATAGCACACCACCCTACCACCAATAAATTCATATCTAGTCTGCCAACCACTAACACTAAATACAGAATCAAGTCTATCCATTACATCTCTAGCTGTAATATAGACAAGCTCACCACTTCCGCCTTGTCCTTTACGCCACTTCAAACGTCGCGGATCAAATGGCCTTTTGAGTGCTACCTCTACCTTCCTATCCATGCTCTATGATCCTCCAAAAATTAACACTGTTAATATAACAAGTACAGCTAACCCAACATAAAATTCTTTCCTTTTAAGTATCTTCATTATTTCTCCTCGTTAATAAGCTCTTCATGGTAAGACCCGTCATCTTCACGCCATGCTTTATACTTCTTTTCAACCCACTCACCTCTAGTAACTATAGCAGGATCATCTTTAGTTCCCACATTCTCCAAAACTCTATTATATTTAATAGGGGACATAATCTCCTGCATCAGTGTCCCAAATGAATCATATGGATCTATTGACCTTATAGACATAATATCACACTCCCTTTGATAGCTCAACAAAATATTCAGCATCCACAACAATTAGTGGTTGCTTCCGGTTTTTCTTAATCACAAGCAACGGCTGATATACGCCTGAATTAGACTGTGCCTGTTCATAAGCCTTCCAAACATTTAGTGACTCTTGGTTCTTACACTCTACTGAATACGGAAATACTTTACGTGCTTGTGAGGAGAACATTAAGTCCTCACCACCTGCACCCATACTACGACTCTCTACATCATCAGGATTCAGCTCTAGTTCTTTAACTAGCAACTGCCTGAACCACTGTTGTAGTCGTCTGCCTTTTGCTTTTGCGCTTTGGTGGTTCATATAATGCTACCTTATGTAGTTCTCCCATTACACCACCTTTAGGTGGCTGTTCTTCCACACCTATAGGGTGTGGTAGATCGTCATTAGTATAGTAATTGAGTGATGCCATACAGAGATTTAAATCCAAATCCCCTTCTGCCCCATCAAAATTACGCGCTTTACATAGACTGAAATATGCATCTGGCTTGGTTGAATCTTCTGCATAAGTTCTACCAAACAGTATCACATTATCAGTTCTGTTAGTTATGTCTGCTGATCCTGCCACAGACCACTTGTCCAAACGATCAGATATACTCTGCCCTTTTCTTGCATGAGCTACCAGTATAACATGGATGCCTAAGTTTCTAGCGCAGTTAGCAAGCGCACAAACTACAGCTTTTTGCCCGTTCCAATCGTCTGATGCCATGCTCATGGTCATTAGAGAGTCAACCAATACAAGGTTAATACCCAAGTTATCCACTGAATACCTAATTACAGAGATCAAGGTGTTATAGTCAATTGAACCATGCTGATCGTATAAGAACAGCTTTTTATTTGACCATCTTGTAAAATCTAACCCTGCATCCATAGTAGGCTCTACCTGCAATGATGCTTGCCTCCACATTCTAGCCAGTTGAGCTTTAGGTGACATCTCAAGTGAGATTGACAGGCATTTACTACCCTGCTCCATAGCAGATAACATAATCTGAGAAGCTAATAGTGATTTCCCTGCCCCATTAATCCCTGCCAACACTGTCATCTCTTCAGATCTAAGCCTGAATTTATTATCAAAATATCTAAATGGTAATTTAATGCCAGTGAGTCTCTCACCAGACATATAATAATCCATGACTTCATCTGTAAAATCGGAAGCAGACCGTATGTTTTGCTGTGCATCCGTTAATCTTCTATACGGTTTTAGCTCTTCTTTACTTATTTTCATGCTTATCTCTCTCCATTTGTGCCATTTTATGTGGAGTCATCCTAATAGGATACTTATAATCATCCATCCTATGCGTTCTCCCTGCATTAATATGACCTACCGCTTCTCTAGAAACATTAAAATCTTTTGCTATTTTGTTAAATGATAACTCATCTGCATATAATTCTACTATTATTTCATAAGCTACATCTTCACTTAGTTTTTTTGCCATTATTTAAAAACCCAATAATCACTGTCCATCAAGTCTAATAATACTCCATTCTCATCTCTTTTACCAGAGGTAGGGCTCCAAAAAGGATCTTTTTTTTCATTTGATCTAGTTGTTGCCATCATAAAACTTGAATCCCAATTAACACTCCTGTATCCCAGACCGCCCGATCTTACATTAGGTGATGGTAAATCCTCTGTTGATTGTGTCCTCATTGGAAAGTGTTCTGTATTGTCGGCAAAAAAATGTGATCCAGTAAGATTCTGTAGTCTTTGGTAGATACGCCATGCTTCCCTAATATATCTATCTACCTTCCTCTTGTCTGAACCACATTTCTTCAGCGTTTCAATTGCCCTCAATGCCCTGTTCCTTAGCTCCTCAGCTGGCATCATACCTGTTTTTTCTGCTGTCGTTACTGCCATTTTAGGCAGGTTACGCAAGACGTTAATTGCTTTGTCTGCTCTATCCAAAATTACTCCGTATATAATAATGCATTGCTTCTAAGTTATTGATTCTTAATAGTATTCTTCAATGTACCAATCGTTGTATTCCATGTCATCATCAGCTTGCTGACGCATATTATTTTTAAGTTCCTCCTCTTCCCAGTATTCTGGAGGAACCAGTGAAGGCTCCCCTGTTAGTGGTTTATGAATATCCCGACATCCACCCATGAATGGATCACAGTTATCCCAAGTTTTCATATCCCTAATACCTCCAAAAGTTCATCATCTGAACCGCTGAACAGCTCAATTGGGCGTTTGTCGTCATAATCTATGTCAGTTCGGACGGCAAACTCCATTATCTCTGATTTGTAAACATCGCCATATTCCCATTCACCGTAGGTCATGGGTGATTTGACCGCGCAGAACCATCGCGCATACTGCCCTTCATTACGTTCCAGTTGATACTTTTTAAGAACGTGCCATGTCCAACCTTGAGGATTTTGCCACACCTCATAAGGGTTGTTTACGTCTCTGGATTTTGCATACGGATTTTTTTCTCTTGCCATCGTCTATCCCTCTCTTGTAGTTCTACAGATAGTTGAAATTGTAGCCAGTCTAATGAATCGTCTGACCAGTCCATTATGCGTCTAAACAACTCTGTTTTTCTCTCTTCTGAAATTTCCATTATCTTGCTTTATCTCATCATCTGGTAGTGTCCAGTCTAGGTATGGATAATGCGCTTCTACCCATTTCATAGCCATGTTGTCGCTATGAGTCCAAGACTCTACGTGGATAACATTGTCACACTCATCATAGATTGTTATCTTACGGGTCATCGTTATCTCCTGTTAATAAACCTTCCTATAGAGTAGACCTCCTATTTATA